ATCCAAACTGGCATCCAACATTGCGACACGTCAACCTACGTGCAGTCGGATTAACTACCGCGTTCTCGCGGCTCAGGGCATCCGCCGACTCGCTGCCAATCGTAGAATTGCTTCTACGTTCCCATTAAATGGGCCGGGAGTCACGTACCTCACCTCGGAATCCACAGCAGGCATAGGCCTGTAGGACAGGAGGGTATCGGCGACGATATCACGGGGCAACGGTGCCTCGTCTCGGCTGGGACTTAGCGTCAATGACGATACTCCGGCAGATTTCTTTTGTTTAAATTCCCTAATTTCACATGTCATGCGCTCGATCCGAGGACCGCTCGCACAAACATCGCAGACATGCTCCCTGCCAGGGAGGTCCACTGGGGAATCGTCCTCACCCATCATCTCTTTTGTCATTTTGTCCTTCCAGTAGTCTGCGAGGACTTTAAGAATTGTCTGATCGACTACTGGTATTTTTTTCCTGCTCAGGGCCTTACGTAACGACGTATTACCCTGCACGCTCTTTTTAGTCCAAGTGCCGACCCGGACGTTCCAGTTCGTAAAGAAGAACGCCGAATGGTTGCCACAGGCGCCCTCCCCTTTGTAACCTTTCCGCCGCAGGTCGGCCACTCTTTCCTCAATGCAGGCTTTCTCTTCCTCGGCGCTTAAGAAGTACCCATCAGGGCACTCTACCACGGGAAAAGCATTACCGGCTGGTTCTTCACGAACAACAGTTGTCAATGCGTCCTTAAGGAGTGGGTTCACCCTTGCCTCTTGCAAAAGCGCCCGCCACTTCTTGATTGGAAGCGGATGTCGAGGGACTTTGTTGACCGCGTACTTGAGGTTTCTCCTCATCGAAAGTACAGCGTTCACGAATCCTTTAGCCGTGGTCGTGGCCTGGTCCGCGAATCCCAAAACATCCGACACATCGCCTCCTTTGAAGATGCCGGCATTAGTTTTCTTCTCCAGCACACCGTCTTTGAACAGAGTAGAGTTAATCTCTGCGAGGCCGGTGCTGCTAATCATCGTTTTATCTTGGTTGACCTCCAGGCCCACTTGCCCTCCGTGCCAAACCAAGCGCGGCAGAAATGTCAAGCCCCCATTGGGTGTAGGAGACTTCAACAGGAGATCATCGCCGTTGATGAGACAGCGATGACTCGTCCACTCTTTGAACGAGATTTCACCATCCTCGAGAAGGTCGTTAAGGGCCAAATCGACACACGTCTTGTTAATCAGGCAAAGAAGGGGAAAACTCATCATAGACCCCATAGGTTGTCCGCGTGTTGCTAGTGTTCCGTCTAGCTTCAAGCTCCCAACCTCTCTTAATGCCCATTTCTGTGTGTCGGTCATCCCCACCGACTCTTGGATCAATACCTCGACGGCCTCTCGCGTGTACGCGGTTTT